CCAACAAGGATGCAACCGTGTGTGTGGCTAGTATCATTACCACAATGAATAAGAATATACTCAAAGTTAGGAACGTCAGTAATGTGTAGCATACCTCTATGAATGTTTGGAAAACGCTTTGAGTATTTATTGTGGTAACCGCCTTCCTTTCTGTATTTAATCTTATAAGTGCCTTCAGGTATGCGAGTTTCTCCATAAACTTTGACCTCACGTTTTTCATCTTCAAGAGTAAAGCATAAAAAATCTTTTTTGTTTGTTTCATCATCTACTAAAAATATTAGCCCTAAGGTACTATCTTTTTCTGAACTATATCTGTACAACTCTAATCTCATAATTCTTCAACAAGATTTGAAAAAGTTAATATACCTCTATAGATTGTTTGTGTCTCTGTATCTTCAGTAATATATGTTATACCATCATTTTGAGCAGAAATGCATTTAAAGTTATCTGAACTTAAATCAAAGAATGTATTTCTTGAAATAAGTAATTGTGTTATTTGATTCATGCCTAAATTAGCATCTAATTGACCACCAGTATTAGTATCAAATGCAGTTACAATTTCTACTTGTGTTTGTATATTGTTTAAATAAGTATCTTTTATATTATCAAAAATTAAATTACTAATAGATGAAATAAGTATATAAGGTTCACTTGCAGAAGATGGCACAACATTATAAACTGGTACATTAGCACTATTTAATGTTATGTTGCCATTTAAAGCAGTAAAAACTTCTTTTCTAATAATATGACTTGCATCTTTCATATATCTCTTAATTTACTTCTTATACTCTTTATAAACTCAAAGGTAGCCATTTTAATTGCTGGTCTAAAGAATGGCTTTCTACCTTGTATGCTACCTCGACCAGCTTTACCAAATTCTACAAATACAGCATAATCTATTTTATATCCTACTACATAATTGAATGCTTTACTTTCTAGGAACAATGATTGTCTTAAATTACCAGTAATGACTGGAACAAAATCAGTAGATATTTCAGCAATTCTAGATACATATTTTTTAAGTTCCATATCAAAGCCTTGTGAAGGCTTTACAAACCTTTGAAGCCTTTTCATCTTCTTGTTGAATCTCATTCTATCTGACATTCTTAATTCTATTCCTGACTTTCTTGCCATATCATTGTTGTTTATCAGCTAATATCTTATAAGTATATAAATCTTCTTCATACATTTGATTGATTCTATATTGGTTGCTATCATTAGTAAGTAATAGCACATCACCTCTTTGAATGTTTGTAGTTGCAGTATTTTTTCTAAGAGTTAATTCAATACCAGTTTGCAAAATTCTTTTGCCATCTCTAAAAATCATTTGACCATCAGTAAATTTTCTATCTGCCCAAAATGTTCCTACAGTAGATTGTGATGATGTAAAGCCACCATAACCATCAGCACTATTTGTATTTCTTTTAACAGTAACCCTATATCTTAAATCACTTGCATTTATCATAACTCATTGTAATAAATATAAGGTGACAGAATGCTTTGTACATCATTAGGTATTTCATTTACAGTCTTACCTTTTACAAAGTTTTCTCTATTATCATAATAAGTTGAGGCTAACATTTTGATAGCATTTTTTAAGTCATCATAACCAAGACCAGCAGTAGTGTAAACAACTTTAATATTCTTGTGAATAGCACTAGAAATTTCTATGTATTTATCTTCTAATCCAAAAGATTCATAATTAATATTAGAAAGTGAACCATCACTTGCTTGTGTTTGCACACTTGTGATAGCACTAATAGGTGCATAAGGTAAAACTATCTTTGACCTTCTTTTATATAAGTTCCCATATTCTCCTGAAGTATTAACATTGCTAATGAATAGACTTCTTGTCTTAGCAACAATATCTCTATTAATTATTGCCTCACATTTCAGTCTAGCAGAAACAATCATATTAGCTACAATGGTATCATCATCAGATGTTTCTATCCTTGCATAGCTTTTTAATTCAGAAGATGAAACTATTTCACTTCCAGTAGTAGAATCAATTTGAACACTAATCATTACTTGCTTTCTTTTTTCCCTTTAAACTCTTTTGTTTCTTTAGTTGCTTTTTCTTCTTTAGTATCTACCTTTTCACCCCATCCTTTAGCAATCCATTTAGAAACATTTTCACTTGGTACATCTACAATGCTTCCAGCTTTGTAATCTATACCATCTTTAGTTATTTCTATTTTACATTTAATTTTCATAATACATAAATTTTGATTTTAACAAAGATAAAAAAAAAGAGCAACTAATTTAGTTGCCCTTAAAACACCGTAGTATTTTTTATTTATTTAATAACTCCCATCACCATTTTTAACTCCAGTATTATATTTACTATAATTACCAGCAGTCTCACCCTCCTCTAAATTATTAGTGTATGCCATGCCCTTATAAAAGATTCCTCTTTTATCGAGTTCTTTTGCATACAACTCTTTCAACTCTCTGTTACATTCCGTTTTATGGTGTCCTAATGCTTCCGAGTAAGTTACATAAGCATTATAGTACCATTGTAATAGGTCTGAATCTGAAGCCTTTTGTAGTGTATCATTTTCTATTGCGCCAATACCATTAGCCCAAAATTTACTACCTTCTTCAAATCCATATCTGTATACAACTCCATCTTGTTCCATCGTTCTCATAATTTTCATTTTTAATTATCTGCAAAATTGCATTGAAGCTAAGGGTGGAATTGAACCACCCTACAACCATTTTAGCTTTTATAAAGATTCTACTGTTTTTAGTTTTTGATTTGCTTTAATCATCTCTTTAGCATATCTCATTATTTTAATTTCATTACTTACATCATCTTCATCTTTTTCATCTAACCATTTCATTAAATGATATATTTCATGTGTTAAAAGACTGCTGTGGATTCTTAATGAAACCCCAGTAGATGATAATGTTACATATTGAGAAAAATCATAATTTTTATTGATTTTAATATCTAAAGTCATGTGTGCTACTTCAACACCTGAACCTAAATCTTCAATGTGATTAAATTTTAATTTGTTTATTGTTTTCATAGTTTTCATTTTTAATTTTTAATTATAATTCAATTTAAAAATTTTTTTAATAAAAACAAAATATTTTTAAAATTTTTTTTAATTATTTTTTTTGGCAAAAAAAAAGAGGGTTAAAATAACCCCCTTTCTTATTCTAATAAGTATTACTTATTATGAAGTCTCTAACGCTGTTTTAGCAGTTGAGAATGCACCCTTAACAATACCTTTAGGTAAGTAGATAGAATGCGCTATTCTAGCAATTCCTCTAACAGACACTAAGTATTTATCAAAGTTATCATTGTTCTCATAACCAAAGTCAACTCTTAATCCTTCTCTTTGCCACACTTGTGATGCTTGAGAAAAATCAGCTACAACAAAGTTTCCAGCCGCCATTTTATTATTCATGTAAACCGGAACGCCATTGATTCTAAAGAAACCGTCTGCAGATACTAGAGAATTACCTCTTAGGTATTCGTTAGTCGTGTCCTTTAAAAGTGCGATTTTATGGAAGTCAGTTGGATTTAAAACAATACCATTAGCCGCGTAGTTAGACAATGCTAACTGATTCATAGCAACATATAAAACGTCTAGTTCTTGTGCTGATTCAATCGCATTAGCAAACCCACCAGCCGCGAAAGTAGTACCACCATTCATTAATCCTAATAAATTAGGAGAACTTCCTGAACCACCTATTAACTGGTCATCAATTACAGTATTAATTTTCGCTGGAAGTCTTTGTGACAAGTACGAAGAAAGTGCTGGAGTATCATCGAGCATCTCTTGTGAAATTGTCATTACAGCAGAAGTCTTTTGAACTACTGCATCTTCAGCGGTTAATTGGAACTCACTATCCGTTGGCGCTGAACCTTCTGCAACATTTGCCGCATTATCAGTATAAGCTGATTCTTTGACATATCTAATTACATTGGAACTTGTTGAACCAACTGGGATAATCCCCATCATGTTTGTGACGTTGCTTGGGTCGCGCTTTATGCCCTCGACTCTTTCAACACCAGTAGCATCTCTAGAAGAACTAGCACCAGCAAAATCAGATGATATTAAAACATCTGCTTTTAATTCTAATGATGCGTTTCCTACAGAGCCATCTCTCATTGCTTTGAATGATTCACTTTTATTAAGTGCATCACCAAATGCTTCAGATTTAGTTCTATAAACATTATCAAAGTTGTCTTTCTTATTTTCAACTTCCATCTTGTCTAATCTTTCAACTATCTCTGAATGCTTTTCAGTAAGGTTCTTAACCTCACCTTTAATTACAGTATCAACTTCATTGTTAACATTATCTTTGATTGATTTAGCAGATTTCTCTAGCTTCTCATCAATAACATTACAAATATCGTCTAACTGCTTTTTTATATTCTCATCCATTATTTTGAATTTAAATTGTTAAACATATAATTAATTATTGAATCTGAAGTTGTATTATCTTCTTTGGTTTCTAAGTGTGTATTATCACGAGTTAGTTCCTCATCAGATTGGTGTGTATTATCACGAGCAATCAAAGATTTTATAACTTCTAATTCATATTCAATAAGATAACCTAAGTCATCAGAAACATTACCTTTTCTAATTACTTTAATTAAATTATCAAATCTCTTTGTGAGGTAGTCAATATTATCATATTCACCCTTAACCTCTAATATCTTAGCTTCATCATTTGCCGCTATAGTCACAGCAGAAATCTCATATAGCTTTGCTTCTTTTATAACTCTTATTCCATCTTCATCATAGTCTTTTTTGACTGGCATTATTCCAACGCTGTTCTCGTCAATTACGCCATATTTCATGAGTTCCAATACCTCATTACCAAATGTAGTTTTTGGAACTTCAGCTACGAACACTAAACCCTTTTCATCTTCATAGAGTTCTTTCATTTTACCTATAGGCTTTGTAATGTCATGCTGATATAAATACTTAACTCTAGAACCATTGTTCTTAATTGTTCTTCTATAAGCACCTTTTTCTATTATATCATTATCAGAATCTTTGTTTCCAAATACAGAACCATAACCTTTTACAATCCCTAAGTTTTCATCTATGTCACTTATTTGACCTTGTTTATATATTACATTACTCATAATCTAAATTTTATTTTCAAAATTAGTATAATTTTTAATAAGATGTTTTTAGTCTATTTTAATAATAGGCAATGAAACACATTTACAATTTATTATTTCTTTTGCTAATGCACCCATAGAAGTATCACCGGGAAACATTAAATATGAAGAACCAACAATATATGGCTTTCCATCTTCTATTGGTGTCTTTTGATATACTATACTGGCAGAGGCATGAGTATCTCTAATATTGTTACCACCAGCTACCCACTTTTTAAATAGATTATCTTTACCATAAACATCTTGTGCTGACAATGAAATACCATTATTTGCCGCGGCAGTTGTTTCTGTCTGTACAATTCTTCTAGTCATCCATCTAGATTTATAATCTAGTCTTTTCATTACTTCTTTTACTCTTGGCTCTAAACCTAAAGACATAAACCTTTCATCAGCAGTCAATTCTCTAATTACTTTTTTAAGTGTTTCTCTAGCAACACCACTTACAGATGTCACTTGTGATGCAAGTGCCAAGTAATTTGTTCTTTGTGTTGCATACCTATCCATTCCATTTAGTACAGTAGATTCTAAGTTTTCTAATTCCCTTCTTGTTAGCTTTTGTCCTCTTTCTATTTTATCTATCAATCTATCTACTTCTATCTTATTTAGCTTCTCCACAAATAGCTTGAAGTATTTTCTGTACCAAAAATAAAACCTCAATCCAGTTTGCCTATACATTTGTTTATACATTTCAGTCATTTCTTTTTCTTGAAATAGTGTATTGAAGTTAGGATTGCTTACAGTATCATCAGTTTTATAAAACTCCATAGCCTTCTTATAATTGTCCATGTAATATTTATAAACCAAAGGATAGTTTTTCTTTTGAGCAATTTTTATTTGTTTGCCAAATTGCTTAGATATTTTATTTGCATTTTGCTTTGTCTCAATCTTTTTTTGTGTTAATAGATTATTGCACACAGCATATCTTTGATTTCTATTAGGGTATTCAGATGACATTGTATCATCTATCATACACCTACTCATAA